ATTTGCCAGTAATGCATTCGTTAACATGAGCATCCATGTGTTTGGCAATGGTACGCCCGGTAAGAGTAGTTGATTGCCCGATGCGCTTATCAAAGAATCTACAACCAGGATTCAAAATAGCACCATACAAACTGTTCAAGTTAATCTTCTTGACCAACTGACGTTTGTCCCAGTATTCTTCTTGTTCACGGTTGCCTTCTTCTTTGACCCGAGTCAGTGTGGCTTGCATTTCTTTACGTTCGGCATACCAACGTGCCAACAGGCCAGGGATGATGCCTTCCTTATCATAGGTAAAGATAGTGCCATTGGCACTCATGATCCAGGGCTTGTTGCTGTTGAATATGATGGGCCAAAATTCAGCTGCTGACATTGTTGTACTGGTACCATCCTGCCAGTCTACTGTTAATTCAAAGCCGCGATTTTGCTCCATTACAGCGGTATACTCTAAGGTGGCGAATAGACCTTCCCAGGCCTGTGCAAACTTGCCGCCATTACGGGCCATGCGTTCAACAATTAGCGCATCAGTTGCTGTGGGACGCAGTTGCCCCACAATGGTTTCTGGGCCCATGTTGAGCGCACGAATGGCTGATGGATACAGGCTGTTGATGTCAATGGAACCGATGTCTTGATGCAGTCCCTTCTTGGGATAAGCAACATACGCACCAGCTGCCTGTGTGTTGTCATCGTCGTAGCTTTTGCGATTAGGCACAACCATACCACGAGCATGTGCTTCGTTAATGATGGCCTGCTCAGTCACCGCCACAGCACCTGTTGTGGTTGGCAATAGCACAGTGTTTTCATGTGCAATAGTGTTGGCTAGATCTAAGAACTTCAGCTTCTTGTCAATCTTGTTGACCAGCACAACGTCTTGTCTATTGTACTCGATAAAAGTGCGAAAGTTTTGATTGTACAATTGATCCAAGGTGCCTTCATAAGTGGTCTTGGAACCCAGTTCTTCGTACTCACCAATGGCATCCAAACTGTAGCTGTGACGTTCTTCGTATGTGTACTTGCGATACAGTTGCATATAGTCCATATGCACACGACCCACTAGGTCAAACGTGAGACTCTCTTTACCAAAGCGTTCAAATGTACGTGCCTTGGGCAGTTGTCCCCAAAGACAAAAACGTCTTGTATCATCCTTGCTCAATACCTGGGTCACACGATTTACAGTGTAAGGTATATCATAGCCTTCTGAGTTCCACCCTGACAACACATCTGCATCATCAATTAGATCCAAAAAGGTGTTCAACAAGTCTGCTTCTTTCTCAAACATGAATGTGTTGTCGAACTCAGCTGCAATCTCGTTGGCAGTGGCCATACTCATGCTCTTGGGAGGAATAGCCAAGGTGACCAGTTGGTCCAACCAATCCAAGTAAACAGTGATTGCTGTGATTTTGTTGAAGGCTTCTTCGGTACTGGAGAATCCACGCACAGGATCAAAATCTGTTTCAATGTCAAAGAAAGCAGTGTGTAACTTGGGTGCATCAGCACCTAGAAAGTTTTCTGCCAGGCAACGGAACACCGGATTGATATCGCTTTCAAACAGGTTCTTTCCAGTATGCATACGCATTTCTTTACGGAACTCTTTGTTGTTGCGACTGGAGAATCTCGACACAGGTGTGTCAAAAATGCTGCGGAACTTACCGCGAGGATCTTCGTAATAGAAGATGTAATTGGCTGGATATTCTTGATACTTGCGAACGCCGTTGATGCGTTCGACTATGTGGATTCGATCTTTGTCTCGATCGAACAGTGCATCTACATAACTCAAATTGCTTCTCCCAGTGACTTATGGCTCACCTGACCGTGTACTTGCCCGTAGAGTGGGCGACGCTTACAGAGTCACTAATCTAATCAGTGCTGCTGTATCAATACTTAGTAGCAAAATATAATTGCCCAACATTCCAAAGCTCTTGCGACTCCAAGCTGCCCAGGCAAACACGCCGCATTGAGCAATGAACATGGGATACAGCAACAAGAACGGAGGGTGTGGTAGTGTCAAGGCCATTATTACACTACACGCAATACTGGTTATCCAAGCTGTGACTTCCAGCATGAATCGAACAGGATATTCGCGAAAGTCCTTTTGGATCCATGCATAGACATCACTGGCAATCCCAGATAACCGATCCATTACAGAGTTTTTCCTACTGTGGTCAAGATTGTTTCCAACAGTTCGTGATCCTGTTGCTCTTTACCAAATTCTGCTTTGTGTGCCAATCGAATGGCTTTCTTGAGAATGTTGGGCTTGATATTCATTTCTTCGGCAATGGCCTTAATGGTGTCTGAGAGACCAGCATTGAGTGTTTCAACTTCGTGCATGACCTGCATGCCCTCGTTGATGATGGCAGTGAGTTTGGCTTTTTGTTCAGAACTGAAAGTGGGTGCGTCCATGATATCTCCTTTATAGAGCTATTATATACGCTGTATCAGCACAAGTCAATAATTTAATAGAGATGTTTTACCAGAAACGAACTATGTACAGTACCCATACAACATAAATCAGTACTGATGCAATTGCTAGTTTTCCCATGTGTTTAACCAGATAAAAGCGGTACCAGTTTAAAGTAAAGGGTAGCGAGTCTTTTACTTTTGGTCGGTCCCCCACCAGACGCCTTAGGCACAGTAAACTGTGACGGTCCTAAGGGTATTCTGTTCTAATCCAACTGTTGAAATTTTTTAATCAGGTCTCGAGGATTTATTCCAAAAACTAATTTTATCTGACTACCGGTGTATAGGTAAGCAGCAATTTCTTCTTCAACATGATTTTTATAATCTAACTTGGTACGTAAAATCTTTTCAATAGTTTTAACAGCAGGGTCAGTTGCATTATCTTTCAAAAGTTTGTCAGCAGCCGATCGAAATTCAGCATCTAAATAATATTTGGCATGAAACATTTCGTGTTTCTCTGTGTCTGAATCTGTGCTACCTACACCAATTATACAGAACTTGGTCAAGCCTTTAGTGGCTTGTTTTACCACATTCACCATGACTTGTTCTGCTTTTGATAATGGGCGGGCTGATTTAGACCAGTCACGAAATGCGCGATCTGTAATATTAAATCCGTCCCAGAACTTTAAATAATCTACATTGCCTTGGCGGTCGACCCACTGGTCTAAAAAATCCGGCAAGCTGACTTGTTTACTACGTCCAGTGCGGCCACTTTCGTAATATTCTGCCAATCGAAAAAAACTTCTTGTCAAGTCTGGAATAGTTTTGTATTTTAACACAACACACCCTGGTATAGGATGACTGACCTTGATGTCTTGAGCTGCAATCTCAGGTTGTTTTTTTGTGTCAAAATAATTCTTGACAGTTTGTTTTGTCCAACGTTCGGTAAGGAATTCTTGTGCTCGCATTACTTTCCTGCTGCCTGTAATGCAGCACCTTTGTTGAAGCTGGAACTACGACTCATGGGCACTAGACCCTTACGCTTGCTCCAAGCATAACCTGCGCGATGTCCAGAACAATCCTTGGTACATTGACTGCCTAAGAAGTTGAGTTCGTCAACTTTCTTTCTTGGACCACGTTGAACAAATTCTTTAGCTCTCATCTTGCACCCCCAAACCAATGCTTGAACCAAGCTTCTGTACCAGGTTTGATATTTTGTTCACGTGCTTCTTGACCTTTAGTACTACCTGCTACTGCATGTTGTGATAATGAATTGTATTTGGCTAATGCAGCACTTGATCCGATGCCGCCCATCATAGCAGCAGGTTTAAGGTCATGTATGGGATCGTCTGGACTGAGAACACAATCATCTGTTGTATCTTCTTGTCGGAAGCTGTTGGCGGTTATGCGGTATTCTCTAGTCATACCGGTGAGTAAGGGTTGCGCTTCCAGTCGCTATCTTGTGGCAAATTGGGATACACTGGATAGTCCATTATCTACAGACCCTGACATTGCGATTCACACGATACTGTGGATCCCAACGCTGCACCCAATAACACTGGGGTCTCGGTGGAGATGGTCGATAATAAACTGGGGGAGGAATGTACACTGGACGCGGTTGAACATACACCGGAACAGGCTGTACATAGTAGGGATCTGTAACTACACAACCCGACAAGGCTGCGGTTGTTGCAAGTGCGATCAATATAGCTTTCATTATATTCCTTTATATCCAGCAAGATGCTTTAATTTATCAAGTTCTTGCTGGAGTCGATCGATTTGTTGCTCTTCGGAATCGTTTTCTTGGTCTAATCTTGCTATGTCTTCTTGCTCAGAATCATTTTCTTGATCCAAGCGACCGATGTCTTGACGATCCCGACGTTGGCTTTTGAAGTAATCTAATGCCATTGCTGATCCTAGATCTTTTGCTTGTGGATAACGAGCACGAATTTGTTTTTGTAAAAAATCTGTTTCTAAGTCTTTTTCTTCGTTTTGTTTTTTATTTGGTACGTTTCGTGCTGCACCCGAGCGTTCGGGATCAGTATCTTTGTCACGTTTGCGACGCACCGCTGTGGCTATGGCACTCTTGCCGCCTGATGCACGTAGGCTGGCAGCACGACTCTTGCTGAGACATTTGGGTTTGCCTTCACCGGGCTTGCGATCTCCGCATTTGCCAATTCGTTCGCCCTTGGTGTTGTATCTGTCCCAGCCACCGCCACCGGCACCACCGCCTTTGCCCTTGCCAAACCAGTCACGAAGATCCTCATCGAGATCTTCGTTCTTTTTACGGCCAGCACAGTGTGCCTTTTGTGAGAATCCTTTGGGGTTGGCACAATTGATTGAGCTCTTGTACTTGCGGCTCCATTTCTCAGAGATGAATTCTGCAGCTCTCATTTTTTGCTCTTGTTGCCCCAGTTGGCAGCACCTACTTTTCTGCAACGAACTAACGCACCGGATGCATAAGCTGATGGCCAAATCTTGTAACGACTTTTGACTTTGTGATAACAGGCATCTTGTTTTTCCGTGATCAGCTCTTCTGAGACCATTTCACCACCACACCCTGGACATTCCCCACGATTGACATAAGTTTCTAGACTTTCGTTTTTATTTTTTACGCAGTTTGGATAGCGTTTTCCAAACATGGTTTTCATGCCTTCTTTGTGATAACCTTTCCAGCAAGCTTCGACAATTTCTCTGAATCTCATTATGCTTCTTCCACATAGTCAGCATTCAACGTCTGTGAGCGACGTCGAGCACAGTACATTTCGCAGGCCATCACAGCTTCATCCAAGTTGGCAAACTTAGTAGCAGCCGGCTTGTTCTTAATGCTAATTCTAAATCCGTCATCTTCGTTGCCGTGTATTTGTATTTCGTGTCCGTCGTCTGTGGTAACGGTTTTTACTGGAGGACCCATTTGATTTCCAGCAGGTTTAGCTGCTAACTTGTCAACAAGATCCGGATCTTTTTTGATTTCTTTAGAAATATCGCTCAAGTAATCACCCAAGCGGGCTTTTAGTTTAGAGATGATGTCTTCTTTGGTGACATCTTCCTTAACCATCCAATTTTGCGGCGGAGTTTTTGTCACATAACTGCTGATAGTTTTGCCGTTCTGGCCAACCCACACACGATATTCACCTTGAGCATTTGGTCCAGTTACATCAGAAATACGACGTTGACTGTCTCTTTTGACTTGTCCATCAG